GGGTACATAGTGTCCACCCTCAATTTTTGAGCCACTTACGATAGTCCAGTTTTTGCCGGCGTTGAACTGCGCCATAGCACTAGCAGGAAATTGAAAGCCAATGCCCACGTTGCTGAACAGATAAACTGCTTGTTTGATCTCTGCCTCGTTGCCGGCGGCGATAGCCAAATATGCGTCCACCTTGTGGCGTGTGCCGTTCTGGTCTTTCACGCCGGTCTTGCGGCGGTAGCTTGCGGCGACCTGCATATCAGTACCTTGATCGCTGTTTGGATCGTTAGGGTTGAACCCCGTGACTACTGAATAGTCGGAAAGCACTGATTGAGTGCTAAACGTGACATTTTTACCGCCCTCTTTGCCCCACAAAATGGTTTCGTGAGCTGCGCCGGCAAACACACAGTCGCCGTATTGATCGTTTCCAAGCATACCTTCCCAATCAATGACTAGGGCTTGGTGACCGTACTTGCTAGGTGGTGTGGGCAGGGCTGATAGCTTGAGGTAATTTGCTAATTTGAACTGTATGCTGTTCTTTCGTGCCGGTAGCTTTCCAAGTTTAAGCGTTTGGCTCATCGTCAGTTCCTTTTGCGCTTAAAGTTGGGTCTACCATATTTGCCCTAGTAACGTCATAACCGTTGGATTTCAAAAACTCGGTGCGCCCCTCGTGATCTACGCCAACACTTTTAGGCGTTAGTAGCAGCTCATCAACCTCTGCCTCGGTATATTTCTTATTCACGTTGCCGTCTTGCAAAATGAAACCACGCTCTTTTTCCCACTCGCCTAGTGTTTTAGTAACTTCTGCCATTACGATACCCTCAACACCTGACCGGCGTAAATCTTGTTCGGATCAGATATGCCGTTAATTGCTGTAAGGTTCTGGTAGCTCGTGCCGTAGCGTTGAGCGATCCCACTAAGCGTGTCACCCGATTGAACGGTGTAGTACACTGCGCCGCCGGATGGTGACGGTGCGATACCGCCGTTGATACGCAAAACTTGTCCAACATAGATTTTGTTTGGATCAGGCAGGTTGTTTATTTGAGCGATCAAGTGCCAATCAACGCCAAAACGCCTGACCGATTGAACTAAGTGTGTCGCCGGCGGCAACAATGTAGGTCGTTCCGTTCGGCTGTGGGGTTGGTGCAGGTGAACTGCCGGCTTGCAGTTGCAAGACCTGACCTACGCTGATTTTGTTTGGATCAGCGATACCGTTGAGGGCTGCAAGTGCTTGGTAAGTTGTGCCAAATCGGGCAGCGATCCCACTAAGCGTGTCGCCGGCAACCACCGTGTAGGTGTTACCGCTTGGGGCAGGTGCAGGGCTTGGTGATGGGGCAGGTGACGGTGCAGGGTGCGATCCGTCAGCTTTCCAGTTGCCTAGATTGTCCTGTCGTCCCTCGTTTACGTCTGCACCTGCGCCGAAATCGGTTGCGCCGTTCTGATAAATATGTACGCCGTCAAAGACCTGACCGCCTGACCACCCTAGGGTCTGCCAAAACTTGGTGGCTGTGCCGTTTGCAGCACAACGCTTGACGACATAAAAGCCGCCGTAAATGCCAGTTTCATATTTGCCGGCAAGTCCCTCGGTGAAACCTCGTAGGTAATCATCAATCGGTGCTTGCTGCGCCTCGGTAGCGTCAAAGTCGGCTGCGGCGTAAATAGCGCAACCGTGAGGAAAGCCGATAGCCTCTGCCTCGGCTACTGCGGTTTGACCGTCAGCAACGCCGGCAGCGTGACCCTCAAGAGGTCGCCGTGCATAGCTTTCATAAACCAATCCAATATCAACGCCGTTTCCGATCAGGTCTGCTGCCTCATCTGCGGTGATTGTTTTGCCGTCATCGTGTGATAAATAACGCATAGCGAACTGATAACCGGCTGCGTGTATTTTTGCGCCGGTGGGTCTTGCCCAACTGTAATCTATCCCCTTTGACATCTGCTGTTCCTTTCTTTAATAATTATCATTATACTACTTTTCCGATTTGGGTTGGGTATTTACGTTTCTAGTTAAGTTTTTATCGTCCTGTTTAAGGTCGTCTCTAACGCCAGTAACGGCAGTAGCAGCGTTTGCTGTATCTTGTTTCAAGATTTTAGCCGATAGCTCTAGCCGTTCAAGGATTTTGGCGTTGGTTTTACTCAAGGTTTGGTTAAAGTCGGCTATGCTTTTAAGTGTAGCGTCAATGTTCACTAAGGGTATACTTTTCAGCACATCAATCTGCCCTTGCATACTTGATAGTTGAACTACGTTTTCATTATGCTTTTCAAGCAACTCTTTGTTGGCTATTTTGAGTTCAGTATTTTGCTCTTTCAAAAGGTTATTGGTTTCCTTGATGATTTTGAGCCAACCGTAAAAGAACACGCCGATTACGACAGTTCCGATAGTTACTATGGGTGCGACGTAGCTAGTAATATTCATTTCCCTTTCATTATGCTACAAGTATAGCCGTATGACAACTTTAGCATAAGCCTATTTACGACCACTGTATGTGAGCAATTATACATCTACTGGATATTTCTTATATTCACAGAGCTAGATGACTGCTTTTTCTTATGCGCCGGACGCTCAAATGCCTCACGTTTCACTATCTGTGGTCTGTCGTGGGATTGGGTTACGGTGGTAGTCGGTACGCTGATCGGCGGCACACTTTCACCGTTGCCGCACACTTGGCAGGATTGATCCACGTTGCCGGTTGGGTTCGTAGTGCCGCAAGCCTGACACGCACCACAGGTTGGGCAAACATACAAAACGTGTCGGGGCTTATAGCCACAAAATGCACACCTAGAATTGTGAACTTTGCGCTTTGGATCGTGGTTTGGACGTTCGTGTTTTTTGAAATCAGGCAGCTTTGCCCCTTTTTTGTTCAGGGCTTTGCGTTCCTCTTTGGTAAACTTGATGGCTTTGTCGTACATTTATTTCACTCCAATAACAGTGTAAAGCATATCGTTTTTCCACATTTCAATAGTAAAGTTTGTGCCTCGGTCAAATTGGATCATCACGATATTATCGCTATTCGGCTTGATTAGTCCGGTCAGGCTCTTGGTAAAATCAATGATACCGCCACTTTGGGCTTGGCTGAACGGCAGCATTTTTGAGGTTACCCCATCGCTAGGGTAGAACGTCTTTGTTTGATCGTACAGCACACCAACGGCGGTAACTTGGGCAGCGTTGCTGAAACCACTAGCCCTGAAATGAGTGACTAGAGCCTCAACCGTCAGCAAATCTATTGGGTTCACGAGCATAAGCCCAATCCACGTTGGGATCACAGTACCGTTTGAATTGGTGAACGTACCATCGGGGTTGATGGTCGTTGCGCCTTGGTTGGCTGCGCCGGCGACCTTGCTGCTGTATCGGTAGGCTTGTATTCTGTTCCTCATAGCTAAATCCTTTGGTCAAAATCCTCTTTGACGAACTTGAATTGGTTGGTAAATTGCGCCGGATCGTTCCAGTAGTGATTGCCGGCAGTGTTCCAAATGAAATTGTAGGCGGTTCGTCCGGTGTTGCGCTGCGTCACGAAACAAATACTTTGGTTGGTAGCGATTGCGCTGACAGAGGTGAAAACTGCGCCGGTCTTTGTGGCTGTGTAGGCTTGCCCAAAAATATAGCGACCCTTGCTGTTATAGTTTCCGCTATTATCGGCATTATTGCCAACCCCATACTGAAATGCCGTGCCTAGGGTATCTTGGATCACCCCAATATAGTATTGCCCCCCGACTTTTACAGGGATCGGCTTGTCCGGCACAAATTGGATTTGGTCAATGTTCGTCCAATACTGGTGTCCATCGTCAGCCGTGACATACAAAAGATTGTTGTAATTTACGCCTATGATTGGTGGGCTGTTGCCATACGTCAGTGGGTAGCCCTTGTTGAGTTTGCCAATAGTGCCGACCAAATTGAGGCTGCTATCGTATAGCCCAAGCGTGATGTTGCTGTAGAGCGTGTGATCGCTCGTGCTGCCAATCCTGAACAGGTCTTTGAGCCATACGCCGGTGACAACCGGACTTTGCGGCACAAAACTTTGAAAGATTGCGTCAAACGCACCGCCGGCAGTTCGCCCAAGTCCAAAGCCGTTGCCTGAATATGCGTTGTAAACGTATCGCCCTTGGTCGTTTTGATAATTGAAATCTGTAGGATTTGACAAAAACTTTGTGTTGATGTAGTACGGTGGCAAGTAGGTATGCGGCAGTGAAAGTGTCCTAGTGGCGGCAATTTCATCGGCTGATAGTGCGATTTCGTCAGGGCAGTCATTTGATTGCTCAATGCGACACCACAAATCAACGGGATTAGTGTAATCACCGAAACCATCTGACGTACTCCAAATGTCAAAGCTGACGTTCTGTGCCACGAGCTGCTTAATGGCGGTAGCAAATGGGTTATGGTCAATCCAGTAGGTGTATCGGTTCGTTGGCGGTGACTGATCCATACCGCCGCCGCCACGCCCACCGACAAACACAAACAGCAAGAAGTCTTTTTTGTGACTGTTGCGTGGTCGTCCTAGTGGTATTAGATCGTTAGCCATTTCCTTGAATAAATCCCGACATATTAGCCTCTAATTTTATGAACTTATAGCCTGTAGTGTTTAGC